ATTGAGTCAAAATTGAATCTAATTTTTCCTTCATTTTATCTCTACTAAATTCTTTTTTATTTTTGGTACCTAATTTTTTAGCGTTTATTGTGTAATTTTTATAATTTTTATAAACATCTTTCAACATTTGACCTACTATCATTAGATCCGGAGAAAACCATTGACTTTCTTTAATTAGATATTGATTCGCTGCGCTTGGATGAACAGGAGTTAATTGGCCTCCTAATAATATAGTTAATTCTTTATCTAAAAAATCTAAATGACCACTCCATCCACTAGCGATAATTGGTTTTTTAACTAATGAAAATTCAAGTAATGGTCTTCCAAATCCTTCACCTTTAGTTAAACTAACCATAGCTTTAATTTTTGGATGGTTATATAACTGGTTCATTTCTTCATCAGTTAATTCACCATTCAAAACGTAAATATTAGGTAAATCTTTAGATTTAACTGTTTTCTTAATACTATTAATACGTTTTAAAATTTCTTCTCGGTCCATAGCTGATGAACCAATTAAAGTGGTTTTTAAAACTAAAGCGGGTTTAGATGGTTTGTTTTTAAATGTTTCAAGAAATGATTTAACTAACATACCTATGTTTTTTCTATCCTCTCCTAAATCACCTTGCATCCAGTGACCAACACCCAAGTAACAAAAACTTTCAGAAATATTATCTAGTTTAGATAATTTTTTAGTTTCTTCAGCTTTATAAATATCAATATTAGCTCCCTCAAATAAAATTTCTAATGGTTTATTAGCCTCAACTTTTACTTTTTGTTGAGTTTGTTGATGAATACCTTCAAATTTAGAATTCAAGATAACATCTTTAGCATGTTTAGAAGATGTTAATGTTAAATCCATTCGATTAATACCTTCAACTAATTGTGGGGGACAAACAGTAGTTTCAACACCTGCTGTTACTCCAATGTTGTATTTTCCTACTGGTTGAAATTCTTCAGGTACAGTAATTTGCATCCAAATTTCTGGTTGTTTAGGAATTTGATTATTAGGTAAAATTAATTTTTCTAAAAATCCCCATTCTTCTTTATTTCCATTAACAAATCCAAAAGGTGTGTTACCCCATTGTTGTGATAATAAACGAACATTGTATTTATCTAATTCAACAATAGCTTTAATTAGATCTCTACTTCTAGCACCATAGCCTGAATAAGTATCAAATGGTGATGATATAATAAATAATGGCTTACTCATTAATATAATAATTTATGTTTTAAAACTCGTTCTTTATAATCGTTACTATTAACTAACTCATAATTATCTTTAGGAGTCCAAGTATCAAATAAATGATCTAAAGTATTAATAACTCGATTACCCATTTTTTCAGATGTTAATCCAGCTTCATCACTTAATACCCACTCACGACCTTTTAAACCTCGTGATGTTCTTTCTTCATCACTCAAATTATAAACCTTCATAATCTGCTCAGCCGCGTCTTCTGGACGACACCTGTCATCCCAAATATATGGAGTTGGAGGTGAACCTACAAGCGATCTGTTATTTGGATATACTGGAAATGCCCACTCACCATGTTTTTTAATAGTACCGTTGTGGTTAGATGGAAAATCATTATCAAAATCAATCCATGAACCATCTTCAAACTCAAATCTCATTTGATCTTGCATACCACCTGTTACATTTGCAATAATTACTTTACCAGCTAAAATAGCTTCAGTTAATGATAATCCCCAACCTTCATTTGATGTTAATAAAATTTGAGCATCAGAAGCATTATATAACATATTCATCTGGAATGAATTTAATGGGTGTTGAGAAAAATAAATATTATATCTCTCATCATTCCCAAATAATAATTCTCTAACAGCTTCTAAATCAGTGCCATTATCATCTACTACTTGAGTATGTAATACAAAAGCGCACTTCTTAGCTTTATCCTCAGGTAATTGATCAATAAAATACTTATAAGCTAACATTGTATCCGGAATTTGTTTTCTGCGGATATTTCGTGAATTAAAGAATAACATAAAATCTATTTCTTTACCACTAAATAAATTTTTCTTAAACTCAACAAATTCATTATAATTTTCTGATCCAGGAGTAATTGGTTTAAATATATTGTGGTTTAATCCATGAGGCACATACTCAATAATTTTATCATCAGCTTTATCATCTAAAACAATTCGATTAATATTCTTAGTTTGTTTTGAAATAGCTAGTAATGCATCACATGCTTCATAATATGGTTTGTTATAAAGTGGAGCTGGGTAGTCATCCCAAATATTTAAATATACAATAGGAATCTGTTTTCTGATTTCTGTTTCCATTTGGAAAACATGAATAAAATACCTAGGGTCAGTAATTAAAAATAAAGCATCAGGTTTTTCAACTTTAATTAACTGACGAATTAAGTTAGGATCACCATAACCATTAGTTGGATATAAAAAAACTGAAGCATCTTCAATACCTATTTGTGTATTAGTATCTTGACTAATATCAAATCGTTTACCAGCATCAGGATGGTTTAACGCTCCACCAATATTAACCCAGTTAAAATGATGAGCAGTATTTATCACTACTTCTCTAGCTACAGTAGCAATACCTGAGTGTAAACGGATATCATCACAAATGAGTAATATTTTTTTCCTCTCATTCTGTGGTAAATAACCAAATTTTTCTTTCATAAACTTTTTTTAATTTTCGTTTTCTATTTTTAAATTGTTGTGGTTGTGAATCTTACGGCGAAATTCTTCATCAGTAAGATATAAATGAATTGTTCGATCGGCAAGCTTTTGTAGTGAGAATTTATGCTTGACACAAGAAACTTTAAATTGTTCAAATAATTCACTCTGTACTTTGACAGAGGTTAATGTCATATCCTTTTTGATCATACCCGTTATTTGATATACATATATACGTATTCAATTTCTGTCGCATAATTTTTTATCATCTTTAAAAGGACAATAACCACAACTAGTTTTACTTGGGTTCTTAGTATATTCTTTTACTTTTATCTCTCCATCTTTATCAAAGCAATCTTCAATAAATTCATTTAATAATGTTAATGCTTTCTTGGTTTTAATTTTACCTGAGGCTGGAGTGTATGTTTGGAATCGTTTAATAGCAAATTCACTTTCATATAGTTTTCTTTTAACAATCAAGAATTCAACTTCAATATTCTCTTCAGGAACATTAAATTGTTTTGAATAAAAGTTCTTATAGAAAACCAACTGAAGTGTTTTCATTTCATCTTTCTTTTCCTTATCACCCCAACCCCAAGTACTCGTTTTTATATCGTATATAACGAACTTGTTTATTGTTTCGTTATACAATACGAGGTCCAAATAGCCCTTGTATATAATGTTTTTATACGCGCTATTAGGCACTATAACCAACGGCACCTCAATCCCTACTAAATGCCATCCACGTTTACTAAAGTAACTACTTCTATTCTTTTTTAAGTAATCTAAAATAGCAACACCATCATCAAAAAACTCTCTCATTTCCTCAGGTGATGAGAAATGAACTTTATTGTTTCTATTGTATGCTTCTTTATATAATGAAGTAAATTTATCTTGAAATACTTCTTCTAGATTAATTTTATCAGCAGCCGTACCACTCACATCATACATTACTTTAATATAATCTTGCATTACTTCATGTATTGAAGTACCAAAGATAGTATGAATTGAATCTTGATATGGAGCTAATTTTTGTCTGTAAGTCAAATCCCACTTATGTGGACATGAAGCGTAGATTTGAAGTTGACTAAAAGATATAGATTTTTGATAACTATAGTTTACCTCACGTAGTGTGTGGTTCTGGATTTCTTTTAGTATGGATGGAGTTTTCTTAGCCATTATTTCTTCCAATCGCCTCGTTCAACAATCTGAGCAATGATACCATAGTTAACAATATCCTGGTAAGTATCTTTTAATGGTTCATTATTTGCTTTATTACCCATTAATAAGTTTTTCCAACGATTAATTTTATCATTAATACGATACCACAAACCAGTCATTGCAAACTTCACTTCATCATCATTTTGAAGTAATGTACCAGCAGCGATATTAGTCATACCATAATCTAAATGCTTTTTAGCAAACAATAAAAATTGTTCTTTAACAATCTCTTGATAAGCATTAGCAATTTGTGGATACTCAGTCTTCAAATGTTCAATAATTTCTTTATCAGTCATGACTTTGTTTTTAATAGTTTTTTAATTTCTTTTTCTTCAATTCCCATCTTTCTAAAGATAACATCAATTTCCTGAGGTTCCAAAATTTCAGCATACTCTTTAGCCTCTTTAAGAGAGCATTGATAGTATTTCTGCAAATACTCTGCTATGTCTGATTTGGGTTGTTTTGCTCCTTTAATGTATTTGGCCCATATATCTTTCTTAGGTAGAAATTCAGAATAAATTACATAAATTTTTTCCTTTTCAGTGTATGGTATTTTTTGAACCATGTTAACTAAATCAGTATATGGTTCATGCATACTTAATACACGATGAACCATATACGGATTGAACAATTCTTTTTCTTCATCACTAAACGAACTCCATGAAGCTTTAGTTTTGGTGATTTGTTTTACCCAATCAAAAACAGTTTTGATCATTATTTACTAGTTTCGTTATATTCAGCGTATTCGTCACGAAGTTCTTTAGGTAACATCTCTACCAATACTTTTCCTGTTTTTACATCATAGAAACAAGGTACTGGAATTAGACCATCTTGTTCTGTGCCTGATACGAATTTTGATACTGTACGTAAAATAACACCTTCTTGAAATACATGATTACCTTCTGGTGATGTTAGTGCTTTTGTCGCCTTGATGTCTACGTTCATGTTAGGCATTTGTCCTGTTTTGTTCATTTTATTGTTTTTAATATTTGTGATATAGTTGACATTAAATTAATTTCTTTATCAATTCTGAAATTAGACTGATATTGCATTTCAGATAAGATTATTGATACTTGTCCTTCATTACCTGGAGCATATTTACTTGCTTCATCATATAAGAAGCGATACATTTCATCATAATCATTTACACCTGAATCAGCTATTATTTGTCTAATGTTATTGAATGATTTACTTGTTGGTTTAGATAATTCTTCGATTACTTTGATTTGATAAACATTAGATGTTAATACTTCTTCATTTAAAACTAATGTACCTTTCTTACTAAAAATCTGGCATGTGTTTAAAATATTCCTTAAATCAGGATAGAATCTATTAACAGTAGTTTTTAAATCAGATAATTCAAAAGTAACATTTTCTTGAGTTAAGATATTAGCTACATGTTTAGCTACATCTGTTTTACTTGGTGGAACTAATTTTAATACTTTACATCTAGATTGTAATGGTAAAATAATACGTTCCACATAGTTACAAGTCAATATAAATCTAGTTGACCTAGAAAACGTCTCAATAATGTTTCGAAGACTAGCTTGAGCATTAATTGTTAAAAAATCAGCTTCATCTAAAATAACTACTTTAAGTGGTCTAAATGAAGCAGCAGATGCAAAACCTTGAACTTTATCCCTAATTGTATCAACACCACGTTCATCAGAAGCATTAATATTTAATAAATCACAATCAATATTAGCAGCTATAAGTCTAGCTAAAGTAGTTTTACCACAACCTGGAGGACCATAAAATAACATATGCATTAAATCATTATCCTCTATGTATCGCCCCACAATGGATTTAACATCTTCATTTCCAACAAACGTACTTAAATCTGTAGGTCTGTATTTTTCATTCCAAATTGAATGTTCTTTTTTTATCATAACTTTATTTTAAATATAATTAATTTTCTTTATATTTCCAAACAAAACCACCAGATGATTTATATATTTGATTTTTATAACCACTAGCTACTTCAAATATATTTTTAGCTCCTGTTTCTTTTTGAGCTTCTTTGAGTGAAGGATATTCTTTTATAAAATTACCTTGTTTATCAAATTGAAGAATAGATTTATTCCATGTGATTGGTCTTTGTTTGATTTTTTGACTAATTTTTTCTCTAGTTTCTTTACTTAGTTGTCTTTCTTTTCTAGTGCATTTACCTTTTCTGGTTTCTGATAGTTTTTGTTTATATTCTTCAGTGTGAGTATAACCTGTACTTCCTTCACCTCCGGAACTCCTGTTTACTAACGTACCACCTTCATCAATCTGTCTTCTACCTAATTCAGCTATTAAATTGATTTCTATTTTTTCCGCCTGTTTACGAGTTAAAT